AAATATCATCCTGTTTCTGATTTAGATGATGCCACCGTCCGCCAAGTTTGGGGTGAGATGGTTCACTACTACAAGGAAGGGTTCAGCTTTAAACTCTCAGAGGAAGAAGAAAAGCAACTCAATTTAGAGCGATCTGATTATGAATATTTTGATGAACAAGAAGAATTACTTGAACAGTACCTTGAAATTCCAATTCCTACAGATTTTTATAAAGTGCAAGGAAATAATACAAGAATGCATGAGCGGAGAGCCTATATTGGTTTTATTCTTCAATCTGGAGAAACACCTAAACATGAGTTTAGAGGGGAAATTAAACCAAGAGAATTTGTGACGGCTACTTATTTCTATTGGGAAGCAATGGGGGTTGAGACGGGGAAAGGAACTGCTAAGATAGTTTCTAAGTTCAAGAACTCAATGAATAATAAGAAAGAATGGCAAAAAACGACTCGAAGAGGTAAAAGGGGTTATGGCAGAAAATAGGGTGCATTTAGTAATGCACCCAAAAGTTAAATGCACCCCGCAAATGCACCCCTTAAAAACTTATATTATATAAGGGTTTATAGATAGTAGGGGTGTAAGGGTGCATTTATATCTTAGTAAAATAATAGTTAGTGTTAATTATAAAAAGGGCTTGCTTATCAGGGACACATAGTAAAGTTTTCAAATTAAATGCACCCCATGAAAATATCGCTTTCAAAACTGTTCTAAGGTCTGGTATGACTGTATTTGTTGGGGGTGCATTACTAAATGCACCCATTAAATTAAATGCACCCCAAAAATAGGAGAAAAAAATGAGCATAATTAAATTACATGAACAAGAAGAAAATAATGAACCAAAAGAATTTAACAACACCATCAAACGTGTGTTAATGAACGCAAAAGAAGCGGTCTTTGAGCGTCAAGGAAGTATAGACGACTTAGCTGATACTCTAGCGGTTGAATTAGATGTTTTGGCTTACTTGCTAGGCATTCCTGAAATTGGCTTCAGTACATCAATCGTTGATAAAGAGTTGGCACTCAAAGCACAAATACAAGAACTCTACTCACTTAATGATTCAATGGTTACCTCTGACCCTAACCATATTCCAAGATATACAGACGGAACAATTATTACATTATCTGATTTAGTAGATATGAATGTACAAGCCTTAGATAATATCGCAGAGTTAATCGGCTTTGAATTAGAAGGATAAAAGTGAATAAAATCAGTTGTTTTAATTAATTTATAGAAACAGCGATTAACTCAATAAGTATAAGGGATTACAGGTTTTGGTTGTGTTTCCGATTATAAGATATATTCACTAATAGAAATAGTAGGAGAAAAAAACATGAATAACAGTTACCCCAAATTATGGTCAAGAATCATGACTCAAACAATCGCAGAATTAAATAGAAAAAAGAATCTGACTCGACTAGACTTAAAACGTGGAGCATTAGCACTTGTAAAAGGCTTGAATGTACGAAATAAGAAAATCAATGCGGAAAGTGAAGCAGACTATATCAAAGCGGTTTGGGATAATTTCCAGCTTTATGAAATGGCTTTGTCAGTCATTGGAATGCTTACGCCTCAAGAAGTCATTGAAATATTCCCAATTTACAAAAGATATGATGGCCGTAAATATGAGACAAAAGATTACTTTAGTGTACAAAAATGTTTAGCAGCGTATGACCTCAATCAACCCATCAATGCAGTGGATGATAAAGCTTTTGAATTTCTTTGGGATTATGACAACGATGATTTAGTAGAGTTCGCGGTAGATTTCATGGGAGCTATGAGTCATATTAATCGCCTTGAGAAAGGTAAAGATTTATTTTCTCAATTCTTAGAGGAAACGCAAGGGATAAAATCTCGTGTGATTGAAATTAACGGGATTGAAGTCATTACTTTTGATCGTGATGATGAATTAGATTAAATAAAAAAGGCTTTACAACAAGAAAGGAGTAAAAATGAGGGCAAGGTCTCCAACAAAATCAGTTGTTTTAACTCATTTATAAAAAGCGCAATTAATGTAATGAAAACAAGGAGTTACAGGCTTTATCTGTACTTCCAATTATAAGATATATTTACCAATAGAAAATAAGGAATCAATACAATGAATCAAACACTAAATACACTCAATGAGCTGTGGATTGAAGCAGGCGAAAAAGTAGAAAATTATAATGATAAAATCAATCAAATGCTCAAAAATGAAAATTTTTCAGCTCAAACCTTAAGAGATTTAACCGCAAAGAGAGATCATGCTCAAGCCCGTTGTGATGCACTTAGAAATCAAGTCGTCGAAGCACAAGCGACGCAAGTTGCTCATCTTCGCTCTAGCGGTCAACTTCCCTTAGGAAATGGAGAAAACCAAACCGATCAATCTTTCATTTCAGATTTCAAAGCCTTAATGAGAGGCGATTCTAAAATCACAAATCTAGTCACTTCCTCTAAAGATGAATCAGGCGAAGCGGCTGGCTTAACCATCCCCCAAGATTTAAGGACTTCCATTAATGTTTTAAAGCGTCAGTATGATGTGATGGAGCAATATGTCAATGTTGAAAATGTAACCACAGCGTCAGGTTCACGAGTTTATGAGAAATGGACAAATATTACCCCACTTACAAAACTCGATAGCGAAGATGAAACCATTGGGGCAAATGACGATCCCAATCTTAAGCTTGTTAAATATCAAATTGGGCGCTATGGAGGAATCACAACAGCGACCAACTCCCTACTTAAAGATAGTGCCGAAAACATTATGTCATGGTTGACGGGCTGGATTGCTAAGAAAGTCGTCGTTTCTCGTAATAAAGAAATCATCTCACTCATGCAAGCAGTCCCTAAAAAACCAGCCCTCTCTACTTTTGATGATATTATCACTATGATTAATACGGCAGTCGATCCAGCAATTAAAGCGACTTCTATTTTAATTACCAACACGAGCGGACTCAACCAACTTACTTTAGTTAAAGATGCGTTAGGGAATTATTTGTTACAACCTGACCCCGTTCAACCTGATCGCTATTTAATCAAAGGAAAACGAGTGGTTGAAATCAGCGATCATTGGCTCCCAAGTGCTGGAGAAGCAAGCAGTCCGCTTTATCCGCTCTATTATGGCGACTTTAAACAAGCCATGACTTTATTTGACCGTGAAAACCTGTCACTACTCCCAACCAATATCGGAGGGGGTGCATTTGAAACCGATACGACAAAAATTCGTGTGATTGACCGCTTTGATGTTCAGCTTACGGATACAGAAGCTTTTGTGGCAGGTTCATTTACAGCGATCTCAGATCAAAAAGGAAATATCAATACTGCAGCTACACCTACAACTACCAACTAATCATAAGGAGAAATAATAATGGACATTCGTCATATTGAAGAAAAAACAAAAGAATTAAAAGCACAATCAATTCCTCTGGTTCAAGCCGTTGAAAAAACCCAAGCCTTAGTCAATGAGTTAAGCACAAAACTTGAGAATATGAAAGTAGATAAACAACAGCCTGATATTGATGCGACTCTTGCACAAATGGCTAAAGAACGAGATGCTCGTGTTTTACTTGATGAACTGACGGAACATCTTACCAAGCAAAAAGAAGCGCTTCATCAATTTTGGAATAATGAAGAAACCAATTATGCCATTAAAACTGAAGCTAATCGCTCACAAGAATATTTGAGTCCGACAGAATCTCAATTGATTGAGGGATTAATTGATAATACTTTAAAACGAAAATTAAAAGCTTATGGTAAAGAAGTGGAAGAAGCTCGAAATAAAGCCATTGAGATTGTGGATTATCTGAAAGAAAACAATTATGATCAGTCCGTTGGTAATGCCCTCCATCCGTTAGTTGAAGCCAAAAACTTTTATTATTTTAGAATGGCTCAGTTGATTAGCTCTACTTTTCAACATGAATTGATGGAGTATTTGCTTGAGGAGGGACTGATTACAAACTATCCTGGTTATTACACCCCACGCCGATAAAAGCTTAATCATTGATAGTTAAAAGCTGAGAGAGCCCGTATTCATCGGGTTTTCTTAATTATCTGAAAGGATTTATCTAATGAATGAGGTAGAGCTTAATATCAGATTATATCTCACAGGTATGATGAAGTCATGGACTGACAGGATAGATAACACAGACCACCTCACGCCACAACGTTTTGTATTTAACGCCATGACTGAGTTGTTTGATTCATTGAGTGAGGATGAGATAGAGATGATCAGGCTTAGATACTTGAAACGCTTGACACTATCAGAAGTCGCAAGTCGTTACTTGATAAGCGAACGTACTGTTAGAAATCATACTAACCCAACTGTTAAGCAAGTGAAAGAGATTATCGCTAGAGCAAAGAAGAATGAATTGATAGATAGAAAAGAGGAAATAGAATGCCAATGACTGGACGCTGTCGTGAGCCAAACTGCCACGCTGTAGTTATTAGACCACTATACTATTGTACTAAGCACGCTGATAAAGAAGCTGCATATCAAGCAAGTAGGGAGCGATGGACTAATCGTACTGATAATAGTAAACGATACAAAGATTATGATCGAATGAGAAGTAAAGATCCATTTAAAGCAGAGCAACATAAGTTTTATCAAGGCAAACAATGGCGCTCAATAAGAGAGATTGCACTCAGACGTGACAACTATTTATGTCAGTATTGTTTGAATCATAAGCGAGTTAGAACTGGTAACATCGGAGACCACATTGTCCCTTATGAGGTAGAGCCTGAGAATAGGACTAACTTAGCTAACATTGCAATAGCTTGTAGCAAATGCCACACAGCTAAGACAAAATGGGAACAACTTTATTATGGAACTGGAATGGGGAATAAGCTAAAGAATGCGATCCCTATCAGAAATGTAAAAGACCTGCCAGATTTTCAAAAAAATATTCGATAA